GTGATGATACGGTATTAATAGTTAATGTGCCGATAACTTTTACAGAAACAATTTCTTCTGGCGCTGTAACAGTTCCTAATTCTCCCGGCGCAGCTATTAACGTAATATTTCCAGGAATATTAAGATTCTCCGTATATATTCCCGGTTGGATATATATGATTCCCCCACCGGCATCATTTGCCGCATTAATAGCAGACTGGATTGTTTGATATCCCGCCTGGCCAATAGGACCAACAACATATGGAGTAATAGGATATCCAGACGGACCTCCAAGTAAAGCCCACGTTGCAACTCCACCCGCAGCCTTCCCAGTTAAAATATAATATTCTCCAGTTGAAAGATTAAGATATTGACTTCTTCCTACTATGTATTCGTTTCCCGATACATGAGCAGGCGGCAATCCATATCCTTGAGTAGCAGTAACAGGATTAGGCGATTGAAATCCTCCATAAAAAGGAGTATTTAACGGCAAAGTTGACACGTCATACCTTATATAGTTCAAATTTGAATTATATATTATGGATTATTTTCTCTTCCACTTATTATGCCTATTTGTTAGATTAGTGGATTAAAAAGGAGAAAATATGTCTCACCAAACGTTTTTTATTCCCCCTACACCTCACCCATTTTTGCGATTCTTCTTTTTCGCTACTGTTTCATTTTTCAGTGGTTATACATATAGCTGGATAAAGCATAAAAATGCGTCACGCATGCCTACTTCATTTATCCCTGATATTCATCTTCGCTCAAATGGATTAATTTCAAAAGATTATCAATTAATGATAAAAGGAGCTGTTATTATTACAGCTATATATATTGGAGTTTATTTTTCATCTATTGCAATTAAAAATATATATAAGAATGTACATGAATATATTATTGAATTTAACAGGAAAAGAAAAGAAAGGCGTGAATGGACGCCTATTTTCTATGAGAAATTAAAATAAGGGAAATAAGAATATTATTTCCTTTCATCGATGAAAGAATAGAATGGCGTGTTTCTCCTAGCAGTCGAGTCTCCCTTCCAATCCAGAAATTCCCAATTGCCACGACACATCAATTCATTTTTATCCACATTCGTTACGCTAAACAATTGATCGAATGTTTCTTTATCATACGAAAAAGAAGGACGATAATATTTACAACATGCAAATGTATGAAATAATCCGCAAAAGATATCAGAAATACGGATATGATATTTCATAGACCATATCCAGCGAAGAGCATCTATCGCATTAATTTCCTGTACGACAAGCACACGTCGTGGAATGATATGTTTACATGATATCTTCGACCACACAACGGCGAAATTTTGACTAAACCAAAAAGTAGCGTGTTTTGGTTTTGCATAGCGGGTATTAGAAATGATGTGAAATCGCACATCTTTATACATCCACTCATCTTGAGGTGTATCGAATTCTCTCCATGTTCTTATAGTCATACGGCTAAACTCCCTACTGTTAAATATAAAACTGTTACCGACACAAGTGAAACAGGCACGGTATAAGGGCCGAAGATGATTGTGCAAGCTAAAGCGATGATAGATGCTAACAAAGTCGCCATTGCCGGAACCCAAATCTTAGCCGGATTCTTTACTCTCAGACGATATTTTGTTAAATTTGCCGCCATATAGCCTTTTTTCTTAAACGTTAATCGCAGCGATCGTTCGTCTATTTCTTTTACATAAAAATGAGGGATATACACGCTTTCAGTGAAAATGCATTTGATTTTTTCCAAAAACGATTTAAAATAATGGATTTTTGCTATGCAATACTTCCTTTTCCCTGGAAGGATCGACCAAAATATACTTCCCGCTCTCGGCTTCAAAAGAGTATTTTTATCTACCACCACCTCATGAGAAGTGCTGTTCCATAACTTAAGAGAATTTTTATCCATATTTACGACTGACATAACGTCTCCTTTTGGTAAATTTGGGATAAAGATTAGACTATTTTTAGATTTATCTAAAGAAATTTTTTACCATTTCCTTGGATATGCATATTCTATTTCAGGATATGTGCTATAAATAGCAGGAGGATCGTCGTCCATAATATCATGCACAATTTCACCTACGGCTGTATATTCGAATAGCAGATAAACGATAAGAATGAAAAGAAAAAAACGAAACATTTGGAAAGAATCCTACCATTTGCTAGAGTTAGTGCCGTCACTCGTATGGAGTGATAAACGTATGATGTATAAAGTTCATCATTTAAAAGTATGGGGACATAAAAAGTAGAGTTTGTATGTCCCCATTTTGATAGATCTAGTGTGAAAACAGGGGGAATGTAAACGCCTTTCACATTTCCCCACTTTGGAAAACTTATGTCAATGATTATTAGATGTTATTCATGTCCTGCATTTATATCGCATAAAGAAATTGTAAAAAAACCATCAATAAAAGAATTTTATCTCGATATCTTTAAAGGTTATGATGCACCTTTATTGCCAAGTAAGCCGATTAGTTCTTTGCACAGCGACTTATTTAAGGCGCCGGAACAACTTGCTTCGCATCAGTTACAGGTTTCTCAACAGATTGTCCAGAAGATGGACTCTGAATGGGAGCATTTACTGTAGGATCAACTTTAGGGCTGGCTGATTGATTTTCATCTACTACATCACTCGCTTTACCTTGAGTATGAACGCATGTAATTGAATACGTGCAACTACATAGAAAGAGAAAAAAGGAAGAAATTAAAAGTTTTTTCATATAATCTCGCTTGTTGAGTCGGTGACATTTTGTAACCGACTGGAATTAGGCAAATATTCGTCAGGTTTTAAAGGAAGGTCTTGCCAATAGGTTACCTGGCTATGATCATCTGTCATATCACTACACCAAAAGCCTCCCGATAGCATATAATCTACCTCTATCCCGATACGCGTATTATATACGAGTACTTTCTTATATTCAGGAGGAAGCTTGTCTTTGCATTTAGTCCAGTTCATTATATCGCTTAAATTTAGTCACGACAGGATCCATATAAGTTATGGGATATTTTTTACGTGGCGCATTTTTTATTTTATTTATAGTATATTCACCTATGCCGTGTTTGCTAACAAGTTCCACCCATTCTTCTTGACTCATGTCAAGAATTTCTACAAATGGAACTATATAATCATCATGAGACTTTTTAAGCTTATCCCATTTTTCTTCACTTATTCCAATATGCATATTAGGAGCTATAATTTGGTTTAGGAATCTGAGTAGGAGGATAAGGTACAGGGCTAGGCGAAATAGGGCTCATTGGCGATCTAGGGACATCGCTAGGAAGTTTTGGTATTTGCACGGTCATATGCTATCTCCATTAATTTAGTTTCCAAATCATCTTCATCTTCGAACATCTCATCTCCTATGTCATACATTACTTTAATCACATCTCCCCTTACTGCTGATCGTGAAATAGGACTTAAAATAGCTAAAGTTTTAGCTATTACATATAAACTATAAGTTACAGCATAAACAGGAGATTTATTATGGTATATGTCGTAAATATATTGATCAAATGTATCGCATTGAGAATGAAAATGTTCTTGTAATTCTTTATCGTTCATCATCACATTCTGGGTGAGTTGGTATAGAGTCCGTTGAAGAACTGTTGGGGTATTCCGTATGGCCAGTAATACTGGAAAGGGCCATAGTATGGAGGAGGTTGTACGCTAACCATTCCTTTTCCGCCCGCTCCGCCCACTCCACCTTGAGTTGCCGAATAAGGAAGTGGCCATGGGAAAGGTCTTGGTCTTGGGGGATCTTGTATTGAAACTGTTCCTCTTGATCCTTGTCCATAACCACCTGCGCCGCCTTGAGATATATTGTTAATTACAGGCATATCACACCTTTTTATTTTAGTATAGCAGATTCGAATAATTTATTGAACAGGAGGTTTAGGCATTTCCATCCAATAAGTCACATCACCAAACCATTCTGATTTACCGAACGATGGCCCGTTATCCCATTTTGAAAAGCAGGATTGTTGCACATATTTCCCATTTGTTATTAATACTTCTTCGAAATCTTTTTCGGGTAATTTATCTTTAACGCTTATCCATTCCATTAGAATTCCTTGCATTTAAGCTTCCACATGATAGGGTTACCTCGCCTGAACAGCATCAATGGTTCGGATCTCGCCACAATCCCTTCCATCATCTGAGGATTCACGCTGCATCTGCTAAGAGGCTTTGACTTAACAAACTCAACGATCTCTTCTTCTGTCATCACACCAATTGTAGGAACATATTCTATTGCAAGGCATTCGGCTATTTTCTTTACATTTTCTTGTTTTAACCACCATCCATTAAGAAATATATCAAAAAGAATAAATCCTACTTCTCTTCGGTAATTACCTCCAGCTGATTGAATCTTAGGTCCATATCCTTCACCAAATAATGTGACGCTTGCTTTATCGTCAAAGCAAAGGCCCATAGTAAACCAATTAAATGCATCGTTTAGAAAAGTAAGCAAATGAGGCGGGATCTGTGCATTATCGGTTCTTCCCGAAAAACTTACCTTTTGATCGTTACAATGAACTCTTATATTCATTCCATCAATCTTCTCAGTAACATGCCATTTCTTTATATTCCCGAACTCTGGATCTGCATAGTCTCCAATAATAAAACTTTCTTTATAGCCAAGGCCTTTCTTCTTCTCTTGATCGAAGTACCAGCCTTGTCTCTTCCATAAGCTATTGATTTTTGGGTATTGCACTATAAAACAATCCTAATTGGTTCATTAACAGGTTTATATAGTTCATTAACATCAATCAAAAGCATCGAAAGGAAGCCATTTTTTTATTAACCCACTATTAGAACGTTCATTATAAATATCCTCATTATTATTTGACATAATAATAATAACAAACTCTTCGGTATTTGCTTTAACATTATCAACCCTAGTTTCTTCCGAAATTGCAACCACCTCTTTTCCCACCGGAGGCTTTTGGTCTTCAATCGATATAAATTCAGGAAGATATGCCCATAAACAATCCTTAAAACCATTATAGTCAGATCCATAACAACTTGCTAAAAATTTTGTCATGAATCTTCTTTCGCCAAATCGATTAACGTAAAAATAACCAATTTTCATATCTCCGCTTATTGGTTTATCTTTATCGTATTTTATAACAACCAATTTTCCAAAGGGAGGTAATTCTAATTTTATGTCCTTATATTCTAGTGCCATATATTTTCCTTTATTTTCCTTAGTTAAACAATGGATGTGCTTGATTATACATCCTATCAGCTATAAAACAATTGGAGGTTCAGGTGTATAATAAGGCTGCCAACATATCACATCTACAGCATCTACCCATATATCGGAGCCAGGATAACGAAATTTTTTCCTAAATTCATAATATATCCCTTCCATCACTTGCTTTTCTAATGTTACTATCCAACAATCTTCATCGTCATTAGGCGTTTGTAAATCAATATTTATCCAACTCATTCTCATTTACTCAACAGAAGATTTTTTTCAACATCAGTTTTTTTATTTCTTTGTATTCTTCCCAGGCTTCTTCGGTTGTATAATAGTTAATAATAAAGACATTTTCATCCATTTTATTTGTAGTTTTTATCCCATCTAGGTATAAATAAATAACAGGACCATCCTGCTTTATAAGAGCCACTCTATCCAGATTGTATAAACAATCGCTGTCTTGTAGTTCGTACCACATGTCATTTCCTTAGTTAAATATCGGATGGGCCGCATAATACATCTTATCCGCTTCCTTATCTCCGATGCCACTCTTTGCAGCATCTACGTGAGTTTTAATCGCTATGGCTAAATATCGTGCAGCATCAGCGCCGTGCGAATACTCATCGTGTCTAGGTCTCAGTTTATATGTATTATTTTTTTCGTCAAACTCTTTTCTATAATTCTCTAAACATTTTATAAGCCCTTTACACTTAGTCTCATCGATCCAAATGCGCGGAAAGATACCACGTAAAGCCTCAATGCCGTCTTCAAGTCTGAGCTTAAGGGTAGGGAGCGTAATAAATCTAAGGCCCAAGGCTGCACCCACTTCTTTTGCAGAAAGGCCTGAAGAAAATGCATGTGAGTCGATATCATGCGGTGCATAGTGATCTTCGTATATATATGCCTTATTCTTAAGAATCTCAGCGTAATGGGGCAATCCCTCACCATGAGCCTCATAATAATCGATAATGTGAATCTCTTGTCCGATAATCTGATAAAAGATGATAGCCGTAGAGTCTCCATAACCGATATCCCACGATGTGTAAACCTTTTGTTGTTTATCGTGTACCACTCGGCTAACTCTTCCTTCATCTCTGGTCTCTTGCATATATTTCGCATAATAAGATCCTTCAACACCTAATGTAAACGAACAGTAGAATTCTTGTTGAATGAAATCTTCACTCATTCCTGCGTCTCTTTCCCTTTGAATGTCTTCTTCGCTTAATACAGACGTATCAGCGACCGTAAGAAGCTGACAAAACCATTCTGGGTTCTTCTGTGACATATCGTATAAATCTTTGCCATGATTGGCTCCTCTTGGTGTAAAGTTAAAGACCGCCCATCCTTCGTTTTCTGCTAAAATAGGGCGAATTAATTGCCACGCTTTAGGATCTTGTAGAGAATACTCAGTAAAAACGCACCCGATAGGATTAGTACCCACAATACTATCGATATTGTTAGTGCCAATAATCTGGATAAGAGATCCATTTTGTAACCATAGTTTCATTTCTGTTGTGTTAGGAGTGCCGCGAATAAGCTCTTTAGGGATATGATCTAAGAATCTAAATCCTTGCTTATCAACGCCATCCCATATAATCTTTCTCCCTTGGGCAAAATGAGGGAAAAAATAATAGTAAATGCCCGGCTTTCTGCATGCTTGCATAATCATGTAGTTCCAGCAAGTCTTTTCTTTACCAGCTCTACGATGCCATACTAAAACAGCACGCTTTTTCCCCGACTTCATTGCAGCAAAGAACTCTGCTTGATATTCACGTCTGTGAAAGTTGACAGGGATATGGATTTCTACGTTTTTGCATTGCGTTTCGGATTGCGCTTTCTTTTGCGTTTCTTTTTTTAAGGCCACGTAATTGACTCGTTAAGATTGTGTTATTTCGGATCGTCATGAATATGTACTATGAAGTTTGTTGTTGGAACTTCTTCGGGTTGTGTGTCTTTGTACCCGAGGTGTTGCTTGGATAGCCAGATCATCATTTTCTCTGACTTTTCGACTAAAGCTTTGTGCCACATTACCTGCGACAAAGTCTCTTTTCTATTGCTACGTCCGGCTTGCAAAACTCCGCTAAATCTTCTATCAAGAGTATCGACGCTAGTTCCCAATATCGACGCTATCGTTTCAATAGGTAGTAAAGTTTGCGCAAGCTTATAAACCTGTTCTTCGTTAAGTTCTTTTAATGGTCGTCCAGCTCCTTCTTGCTTACCACCGAATTTCTTTTTCGCTACCATAATCTCCTGATTCAAATAGTTTTTACATATAAAACTTATTTTAATTCATAGAGGTATTTATTTTCTTGCAGTAAATTCAATTGAGAATATATACTATAGCTTTTGAATAACCAACATAGAGGAAAATATGAGTAACCTAGTGAATATCCAAGCCGAAGAAAGATTGCTTGAAGCGTTTGAAATAGCTTTCGATTCTGATCATGAGTTGAGAGGAGCATTAGCTTATAAGCTTTTAGACTCGCCAAGATTTTATTTATTTTGTAAGGAAGATGCTTGGCAATATTTATCAGATCGTTGTGTAGAAATATATGAAGATATCTTAAAGACTTTCTGGAATAAATTCGAAGGCAATTGCTTCGATATTCGCCTACTTGCCGAGACTACATATAACATTGAGATATAAAAATGAGTTTATCAATCGAAAGACCGCAATCTTGGCTTGAGATAAATGACGAAGATTGTGCAGAATATTGGGATGAATTAAACGAAATGAAGGAAAGGGAGGAGAGAAATGGAGAATGAGAAGAGCGAATTTATAGACGGCGTTTTAAAATTGGCGATAAAATATAAGTTAGATCCGCTAGATTTATATCGTCATCTTATGGCAATCATTCAAATTTTGTATGTGAAAGCTCTAATGGAGGCTTATAAAGCAAAAGAAGAAAAGGATGCGACTGACTAGACGCCAACTCTATCTTATATTAGCAACCCTATCAATTTCGCTTTTAGGGCTCTTATTATGGGAAAATAGCGATTGGAGAGCTTAGGGAGATAAAAAATGTATAATAAAGGTCTAAAATTAAGGAGATAAAAGATGAAAATACTTCAGGGAGATGAGCTAATAGAAGCTATCAAAAAAAACAATAAAAGAATGATAAGTGTATGCGAAAAAGCTTATTCTGTTTTTCCTAAGAAAATGACTTATTTAAGCGAATATGTTCTGGTTTCTCACTTAATTAAAAAAGAATTTGGATTTAAAGAAGAGGAGATGGAAGAATTTATGCCTGACTTTAAAAATTTTTACAATGCCTGGGTAGATAAGAAAGTATGACCCTAACTAAACGCCAACTCTAACTTATCCTATGGGCTATTGAAATTCTCTTTCTAATGGCCCTAATTTACGTCATCTATCTTGCCTGGTAGGGATCATACCGGACATGTTGCGTTAGACCAAAATAAGCGTTCCTAGAGGCCTTTTTTGAGATTTTGAGCGATTCTATTCTACACCTTTCCAATTAAAGTTCCCCATCCCT